AGTTTGAGCAGCTCCCACATTTCCAGATGCGAAGAGACTTGTTTATTCTTGAATTTGGGTCGTTTGCAGTTTTGCTTGATGTAAGCTTAGACTTCATGCCACACATCCTGTTACAGAAAGAATCTCGTCTTTTTCCTCCTTTAGGTTGTGGGGCTCCAAGCTTAGAGCCTGGGTTAGCGGCACGGTAAGATGCTCTGCCTTTGGCATTTAACCCTCCTTTTGGGTTCTTACCTTCAGATCGTTGCCATGCTGCGGATGCCATTGCTACAAAGTTAGTTTAAATTTATTGAGGTTGGTTATCGTAGTTAGAATTTTGTTGAGGAGTCTGGGGAGCCTGAGGAGTAATATCCTGTGCTCTATCTGCAGTGGCATCTGTAAATGTACCAGCAAGCATTCTAAGTTCTCCAGCCATCATGCCTTGGGTAATGGCTTGCACCATGTCCATCGGCATAGGAAACGGGGTGTCATCAGTATAACAAGGTAAGCCGTTACAATCAGTAAACTTAGAAGCCTCCTCTGGATTTTCGAATATTCCTCTGACATTGACGTAATCTGCCCCTTTATTATTTAAGATGTATAAGTAATCTTCAATCATGTAAGCCTTCATGTTGTTTCCGGTAAACTTATCATATGCAATGTAAGCTACCTCATAAGGCTTAATCATCTGTATCCTTCCAGTTCCAGTTATATCCCCCACATAGGTAATAGCTTCTTCGAAGTTAAACCTTACAGTTCTTGGGAGAGGTCTGACACTTCTCCAGGCTGGACAATCGATTTGAATGTTACAGCATTTAGATAGGTCAACTCTTTCAAGTTGAACACATCTTAAGTCTTGTTCTAAGTGCCTGGTTACTAGTCCATTTCTAGCAAAGTCTCTACGAATGAATACAGCACGGTAATGCTTAATATTAAACTTAATCTGGTCAAGAGATATGTTGTCATCGTTTGAGGACCTGCCCCCACGAAAGGCATTTAGAAGGTTATATGCAATCTCATCTAAGGTCATCTATGAATGTTTTAGTTACTTATTTTATTAGTCATTTCCTGCTTGGCTTTAACCAAGTCACTACATTTCTCGTATTCTTCGTTTTGTTCAAAATAACTTATCATAAGGTCTGCAACATTCAAAAAATCCTCAAGCTTGCTGGGGTTAAATGGAAATAACACCACAAGCTTTTCAGTAGTTAACTCAGCTAGTGTCTGCTTAGCTGTTATTAACTTATACCCATTGTTGTAACAAGCATCAATCGATGCTACTTTTTCGAAGAACTCGTCCATTGTCTGGTCAAATTCTTCGTCGTATTCTTCGTCACTCATTTTACAATAGTTTGTAGATAGCCTTCTAGTCCATTAGTCTTACTCCAGATATAAGCCTGGCCTGTTCTAATAGCTGAGTATCCCATAGTCTTGTGCCAGTCGTCATTAGCACAAATGGAGGGGATAAATCTTACTTTAATTCCACGGTATTCATTGACCATTTCCTTATGTAAGTGCCCACAGTGTACTTCTCTAACTGAGCATCTGGCAAACATCTCTGGTTGCTCAGTTGCCATAATCAGTGGCATTTCACTTGGCTTTTCCTTATCCCCGTGAGTATACATTAACATGTTTACTCCGTACTCTACATACTTTCTGCTTTCCATGCTGTTATCTACAACAACATTTTTATCGTTACGATACCATCCTTTGATGACATCTCCAGCGTAAAACATTCTTTCAAAATCGTGATTCCCTGATACAACCACTATTTGTACTGGAGCTTTAGCTTTTAGATAGTCTATTGCTCTAGTCATTAAGTGGCAGTAACCATGGAAGCTTTCTCTCCATCCTATTGAGTCGTGCTGAAAGGTGCCTTTGGTTGTAGTAAACCTCATCCCTTCAGAATTCATCCCGTCATTCCCAATAGGAAGAATGAACTTTTCAATATTCAATCCCTTTGCTTTATCAACCAGGTTTTGAACAGTGTTCATAAACTGTTCTTCTGCTGCTTCTACAGTTAACTCAGTAAGTTTGCCATAGTGAATATCAGGAAGAGAGATTTCATAAGCTACTCCTTCGGTCTCCTGAAATGGAGGGGATTGCTTATATACAGTTGGACTGAATATAGCTGCAAATTCTTCAATCTCTTTTTTTATCTCTTCAATAGATATTCTATCATTCTTAGTTACCACGGAGAACCGTTGTTCTCCTGTCATTGTCTGCCAGAATTTAACAGAGGCTACATTATCTCTGTCAATTCCATTTTCTAGTAGGTAGCTCTCAAACTCTGTGATAACACTTTCGTTATCGTTAGAGTTATCAGCGAGGCCAAGTCTAGCTTGTTTAAGAAGTTTCTTAGCCTCTCTGATTGCCTCTAATGCTATCTTTTCTTCTACCTCGAACTTACTAGACACTCTGCTAGGCCCACTCTTAAGGTAGCCTGGCTTCATTTTTAATATGTCTACCAGTTCTTTTAGGTTCATGCTGCTACATAAATATCGAATCCTAAATGATAGTAAGATTTAAAATTAGTTTGATTAAACCCTACATACTCTATTTCTGTTATAGCAAAGTATATATATGTAACTGTTAATCCTGCAGTTATATCAACAACAGCATCATCTAAAGAAGTCCAAATAGAATACGCTGATCCTAATTCAAGAAGTTTTATGCTATGATCTCCGTTTCCTAGAGATCCTGTTATAAAAACATGGTCAAATATCCCTCCAGCGGCAACGTCATCTGTAGGAAATATTTTAGATGGGGGTGCAGCATCTTTTACTACAATATCTGAAAAAGATCCGTACTCCCAAAGATCACCCGCGACATCATATCGATAGATTACTGGTTTACCATTACTATCTAAGCTATTTAATTTTATCATTTTAGATATAAAGTAAAAGTGTTATTACCGCTCCTCCTGCACGACCTGTGCTTTCCGGTATGTAGTCTACTCTCAAAATTTTGCCAGCATATGCATTTGCTGTAAGCGTCACACCTGCTGTAGCTGCAAACTTTTTTGTATTACTAAATACTCCACTCTGCATAGCTTCTATAAACGTAGAGTTTAAATTAGTAAACAAAAGAGTGGTATCCGCAGTAAAAGGACTTGCACTGGCATAGACTTTAACCAAGTCTAGGGTTTTACCGTATGTTGTACCTAATTTAGAGGAAGGACTTAAAAGACCTAATCTTCCTAAGTCAGTTTCTTCTATACATGTTACTTCCAAACTTCCAGAGGAGAAATCAAATAAGAGTATTAAATCATTCCCACTCTGAGGTTCCTCAAAATAATCTTTAGTCCCAGTATACGGTACGTAACCCATTAGTTTATAATTTTTATAATAGCCTCCAGTTGTTCTGCTGACAGATCCTCTGGAAGGACTTTTTCGTTTATTACTTTAAGTTCCAATGTAGAAGTTTCATCAAGTTTAGCATTAACAGCAGCTAGCTGTTCTTTTCTTTTATTGATTACTTCTGCATGTTCTTCTTCAAATTTTTTCAATCCTTCTCCGTCCTCAGCTTCAATAAACTTTTGAGCCTCGATAGACAAGGTCATAAACTCTTCTGACGGAATAGCTTCAGCTTCGATTGGATCAAGATGGGCTTTAATAACCTCAGAGTTTTTGATTACTGCTTTGGCATAAGCCACACCTTTAACCGATCTCGTTTCATTGAGAGTTTTAAAAATGTTCAAGAACTCTCTGTTTGTTGCTGTTACATGTACTCCGTACTTTTCTGTCTGATTTAACATTGTATTTGGTTTTAAAAAGTTTGCATTAGTCTGCGGTAGCATATACTCTGATCCAAGCATCTACCCCGTTAATTTTAATTCTAATTGCCCCAGTCTTAGGACTTGCTACTGCTGCTGAGCTAGAAAGTGAATTAGCACTAGCTGCTCCACTAGTTCCGACAAAGTTAATGAAAGATTCGTCTGTGTCAAGTTGTTCAAGTCTTGCTACAGGAATATTTGCCGTTGTTCCATCTTGTTTTACATCAAGGAATGTTACAGGAGAGGGATTATTTATACCTACGTATTTAGTTGCTCCTTTAATTTTTATAGCACTCTGAGCTACAGCTCCAACATTAAATCCCCAAATATTAACATCTCCAGATCCTCCAGTACCGTCGTGGTTACCCGGGTATAAGTTAAGATCTCCCCCTAGTACAGTGGAACCTTGTGAATTACCAGCTCTAACATCCAATCTACCTCCTACGTTAGCAGCATTAGCATCTGCAGCTTTAATAGTTAAAGGCGCGGGAGCAGTTACTGCGGTAAGTACAGCTCCTATAACTTGAGCTGCATTACCATTAACAAAAATATTACTAGCTACATTTAAGTCTCCATTAAAGAACGGAGTTGGGGAGCCGCTACCAATGAATGTTTGACCAGTAGTACCTACTTTAATACCTCTGCTTCCAGTATCTCCACTAATCCACCCTGTTCCGTACAAGTTATATCCCGCAGCATTTACTGTATTTGTAAATGCAGAAAGTGAAGCAGCAATAGTGATTGTACCAGAGCCGTTAGTAATAGTTACGTTAGCACCAGCAATAAGATTAGCAAGAACTGGGGATAGTCCTGTTCTTCCAATTGGAATCTGGCCATTAGTTGCAGCACCTAGTGATCCTACTGCTGATGTTCCATTTCCCAATAACAAAGCATTAGCTCCCAAAGTAGTTGCTCCTGTGCCTCCGTTAGCAACTGGGAGGGTGCCTGTTACGTTCGTTGCTAAATTTACAGATGACAAGAATGCTGAAGTAACATTGTTACAGTTAGCTAAGTTGATATTAGCTTCGTTAACTTGTAAGGTAATGTTGTTACTTGCTGTGGCAACAGTTAGCAAGCTATTAAGAGACTTTATACCTTTGAAGTTAAGTACATTCTTATTAGTAATGCTAACAAACAATGCCTCACTAGTAGCTCCTAGAGTGTTAACTGTTGGGAATAAGTCCTGAAGCAAGAATTTATTGTTAGCAGGAGTTACTGCATTTGCTGTAAGCAAGTAGTCATTTGCTCCTACACTTGTTTTTGCTAAGGCTGCTAGGCTAGTTATTTTTGCCATTTTAAAAAGTAATTTGTTGATTAAACTCAGTAGTTATTGGTTCTCCTGACTCTCCTGATAGTGGGAGTGGTTGTATGTCTAAGTCTGGTCTCGTAGGAGCTGTTGGTGTTGGGGCTGGACCAGTAACTATGCAATCTGCACAGAACTGGTTAGCAAAATTTATAAAGGTTTCAAGATAGTTATTAGTATCTTCTTTATTTTGCTTAATGCATAGAGTAGATCCTGCAGCATCTCCAGGGAATACCTCCGACAAAGTTATTGTTGTGGTGTCTGTGACTGGATCGTATACTGCATCTATTATTGTAGCTGAGAAAGTTTCTCCTGGAGCTCCTGGGTCATAGATTGTATATTGTGTGTTATTTGCAGGAGTCAGCAATCCAAACTCACTTATAACAGTTCCAGATACTACTATGTCTCCAGTGCTAGCTGGAGGAATAGGCATGCCTGGTAAAAATGTTGTTATAGGGAGTGGATTAAATACATCAAACGGAGCATTGTCATCTATAGGCTGTATTGTTAGAGCGTTACTTAATGAGTAGTAATACCCGGTTGGATCAAATCCTATCTCTCCGGGATTTGTATAGAAATATGCTGGGTTTGTAAAGTATATTATATTTCCTGTAGCTACAGCATATCCTGCAGGGCTAAAAGTTTCAAATGTAAAAGTTTCAAATTGAGAGTAGTCTCCATCTAAAACTATTACATTGCTTCCCCCTTCTATAAATGGGATTGTGATATTGCAGGGCGGTTCAGGGTATAGTACTGTCGGAAAGCTAGATTTATCGTAAATGCAATCTAATGATCTATCCTCGTTCTTTTGACCTAAAAGTTCAATGATTAACTTAAGCTTTGAAAGCTCTCTATGATCACATTTAACAGCTCCTGCTATTTTGTTATAGAACGTAGTGCCTTTTGTTGCAAGGCATTCTTGATACTGATCAAGTTTTGTATTATAGTCTACCCCGTTTACTTGAGCAGGCACCTCTGCCATATCCCTATATTCTACCTTAGCAAGAGGGGACGGTCCTGTAGGGTCAGTAACATTTGTCTTTAGTACTGCACAAACCTCATCTATATACCTACCCTTACCTCCTGCTACTGTCCCGAAGCATTGGTTTGGGTCAAATATCTCTATTTTAAGAGTAGCGTTAGTCTCACAAGTAAGTTCTACTTGAAGAGTTTTTATAGTTCCAAAATTATCTTCAAGTGGAGCTGTATATACTTTTGTCCCAGCATATACTTTTATATAGGCAGCTTCTATTTGAGTAGGAGTGCAAAACCCAGCTCTAGTGCTAGTGTAATAATTAAAACTTATATCGTAAGTTTCCCCAACTGTTAAAACATTTGCCTGCGATAAAGTCCCCAAAAGGGCAGAGTCAAACTTTACAGAGCCACCTGAAAATGAATCCCAAGTACCATTTGTAACAGTCCACCCAGTAGCATTTGAATCAAAAGTTCCATTTGTTACTGAACATGGATCTGAAGGACCAGGAACAGTTTCTCTAGTTACCGAAAAATCTGCAAATTCTCCAGTAATACTTGTCCATCCTGTAAATGGGGGGCATGCATTATTGTTGCTTCCTGTAGCGTTATCTACAGGTTTTAAAACTACGGTTTCAGAGGTTCCTGTTCTACCAGCTGCTGCGGTAAAATTTACAATAAGGCCATCACACGGGCTAGCACTACTACTAGCTCTAACGTCTAGTGCTGCAGCTTGTATACAATCTTTACAGACGGGTGTTGCCATTCTATTTTATTAACAACCACATGCACATGTTTCAGTGCAGAAGTCTTTAGCTTTGTTATACTTGTTTATAGCATCAGTGATGTTAGCTGCTGAATAAGTAGCATGTTGTGCTGATTTAAGCAATAGTTCAATTTTTTCAGCCTTTCTTAGGTCTTCATCACATCTATCACAATGACAGTGACAGTCGATGGCAGCTTGAACTAAGGCTGCTATGCAGCAGTATATTTCAGCTCCTCCAACTACATAGGTTGTTGGAAGTAGGGTATCTAATGTATCTGTAATACTAATTACACCATTAAATAACTCTCCAGCTACCTCATGGTCTAATATCCAAGTAACATCCCCACCAACCGTAGTTAATGGACCACTAGGCACAGTAGTTTCTGTGATGTAGTTGTAGTAAGTAAAGTTAACTGTTACTGAGTCTCCTGAAGCTATGACAGTTAGCTTTTTACCGTCAGGAGCAATAGTTACTGAGTCTATTACTGTAGCCATTAGATAGTTTTTGTAAAGATAATAAAAAGCAGGGGATTACTCCCCCACTTTTTAATGATTAATTTTCGATTAGTAGTTGAATTCAGAAGAAGCAGCTCCAGTTCCGAATACTGTACCGTAAGTGCCCAACGCAGTAGGGGCATAAATTGTAAAGTTGTTCAACTCTCCAGCACGTGCAATACCTGTAGAACTTGGCCAGTTGTGCTCATAGCTAACTTCAATAGAAGCGTACTGAGTACCAACTTGAGCATAGTTAGGCTGCTCAAATGGGAAGTACATACGGTTGAAGTTGCCATAACGAGCACGTTGTGACTTCTCAGCAGAAATTACCTGCCAGTAGTTACCGTTACCAGCATTAAAGCCAGTAGTAGCAATTGTTGCACCCAAAGTAACATCAGATGCTTTAGATACTGTATCGAAGATAGCAATATCAAAGATTACACCTGGGTGACGAGCAGTAACTGTTACAGCACCAGTAGTAGGAGCAGCAGAGAAGTAGAACAAGTTGTTCAAAGTAGCATTGTTTATAATAGCATTATAAACAAGGGTTGCAGCATTTGCAGCAGAAGTACCAGCAGGAATTTCTACGATTGGAATCATAGTTCTACCAGCAGAGAAGTTACCGAGCAATGGGAAAATCTTACCACCACCAGTAGTTGGAGTTACAGACAAGTCCAAGTTTCCGTTTGATGGGTTAGAGAACATTTCATAGAAAGTTGGAGCAACACGAATGTCACACTTAACCATCCAGCTACCATTATCTCCAGCAACTGCTGCAGGAATAGCAGGAAAAGTCCAACCCTGTGCATGCAAGGTAGTTGCAGTATAAGTAGTTGCTTTGATACGACGTACATCCTTAGGAGAGATCAAAGGCGTAGCGATAGGCAAAGACTTATTTGTACCTTGAACTACTTGAAAAAAGTCAGTAGTCATACCAAGAGGGGCTACTGGAGCACCTGTGTTTCCACCAAACAAGGCAGCTACAGTATACACTTGTGTACCAGTTGCTAGCGGGCGAGTCCACACACCACCTCTGTTGGCAGAAACCGCCAAAGTAGAGTATGCTGCAGTACCATCGACAGTGTTGAAAACACCACCTGTGGCAAGAGCATTATTGTTCATTACGAACACTTGATTTAAATTAGAAGGAGCCATTTTTTTTAATTTAGGCGTTAAACATTGATTTTAGTTATTCACTTTCGAGGTTTTCTATCGATTGTGATTGATACCTTTGGGACTCAATGCCCTCCAGTATGCTTTTAATAGTCATCTCTACAATTTCTTGGTGAGTGTGTTCTGGAAGTTCACACCCTACTCCAGTTGTTATAGATATGGCTTTTGGTTTTCTTATATATACAATGAATACTGTAGGTACAACAAATGTGTTATCCGTGTAAACATTGATAAAATTCTCTTTTACAGAATAAGGAATGTAGTCAAAAGATGTTCTATTGAATGGATCTTTCATTACAGTTGGAATGTCATCACTTTGAGCAAACCAACATTGACTTATTCTTCTATCTAAACTTGGGGCAGTTCTTCTAGTAATAGAGTAAGTTGATTTAACTGTCTCATACACTGGAAAAGCTGATCCTAATCCGAGAGTTGGCAATATCCATGTAGCTCTAATATATCCTCCGGTTGCAGGATCTTGTTGTAAGACTGTACTCGAGTTACCTAAGTACAAATGATTGCTATCTACAGGAGGATCTAATTGGGCTCCTGTATTATTTTCATTTTCTAATATATTAGCATTATAAGAAGGTATAAATCCTCCTTGATAATTAGTAGTTAAAATTAAATTGTCACTAGTTATCTCCTCCCCTAATGGAAGATTTACAGCTGATGCCCAGTTTACCCCATCAAAATATGATATTCCTGTAAGGATATAACCTGGAAACGGAGGAGTTAAACTCATTTTAACCCAGTCTGTAGTAGTGACTTCGTTCACTAATTCTGTATCTACGTTTATACGTGAGTTACAGTTGTAATGAACCTCAGCTGATACTGACACTAGGAAAAGGTAATCTAAAGGAAGAGTAGCTTTTTCTATGTAAATATTCGTAGTGCTGGTATTATAGATATAACCCCCTAATGCATCGAAGAGAAAGCCTCCAGTAGAGATTGTATTAGAATTAGTAGTAACTACTAAGTTTCTCAAATCATCTACTCTTTTTTGAGACTGTTCAAATCCCTTACCCTGTCTGTTAGACATTGGGTTATATCGTTGCTTGATGAATCTCATCATAGCAATATTTAACTCAAAATCTACCTCCTGAGGTAAAAGGATGTCAGCCTGGAAGGATGCAATCTTTTGCACCCCCAGGTTGACAGCTATATGCATTTCGTTTACGGTCATCTATTAAGATACTTCTTTGAGCCTTGCTCTCATTGTATTTACTTGACCAGAGTTCTTCTTGTTCTTGAAGTAAACAATTGCATCTTTCATATCTTCTCCGATTGTTTCGTCTTGGAAAATCACTTGATTCCCAATACGACGGAGAACATCTTTTGCAACCATTTCTTCAATCTCTGACTGGACTTCTAGGTTGTCATCCGTGCAGTATTTCAAGAATTTCTCTGGGTTGTTTCCCTTATAATCGTACAAGGTATTTTCGATTTCCATGTCTGAAAGTCTTTCTGGATCTCCATCCACAAGAACTCTCAAGAGCATTTTCATCTTCTCGACGTTGCCAGTGAGTTTAATAAACTCTTTGTCAGCATCTTTTCTAACCTGTACTTTAGCATTCTTCTTAAGAAGATCTTTCTGTGGATCGTAGATATAAAATCTTTTGTTTGCATCCACCCTCATTTCTTCTTCAGACATTGCTACATGTCTGTGCTTTAAGCACCACTTATAATAAATGTAATCCATTGTATTAATTGGACTACCATCTTCATAAGTACCGATCTCAAGTTCTGCTCCTTCAAAAGGAACTTTTAAGCTAAGGCTAGCCCAAAAGTCTTTTGTTTTTGCAGGCCATTCTTGGTGACCAGCTGGTACATCAATAAAATTTTTCAAGAGTTTTGCCTCTTCTTCTCCATCAACTCCTTTGAGTGGGAGGCGGTCTATATACATAGATCCGAGTTTAACTTTTGCTCCAGCTCTGATTTCCTTTGGAAGGTGATTCAGAACCTCTTTGCGTCTGAGGATAACTTTACGTTCCATAATTAGGGTTCTTTTTATTAGTTAAGCTTGGGGAAAGAATAACCCAAGGTTTTATATATTTTTAAAAAAGGGGGGAGTGGTTACCCCCCTTTTTATTGCAAACCAAACACAAATTACAGTGCAACACACTGCATGTCCAAACTAGTATCAAAACGACGAAGTAAGATACCAGCGGTCTTCAGCATGTGAACAGATGCACCGTCAATGTCACTTGCACGGGTGTCAGTTTCAGTAAATCCTTTTGGAACAACTGAACCTGCTACACACCAACGAAGCAATTCGCGGCCTTTCTTATTTACCATTTGGAGGTTGTTTTCACCATCATAAGTAGACTGGTCAACAAACACCATACGATATGATTCCAATGGAAGACCAGATGCTGGGTGCTTTCTAGAAGCTTGAGCCACAGGACCGTGATCGAACAAAGGAGATTTAACTACATTAATTCTATGACCATCAATGTGATCGTAGCTAGTGAAGTAACCGGTGATACCGAGGTTACGACCGCTACCAGTGATGAACGTAGGTTGAGTTGTCTGCAAGAACTGGTTACCACCATAGTAAGTCTTGAGGGCACGGTCGAATTCACGAGCACCACCAATACCAGTGTAAAGGGTAACTTGCTTGTCAGTAGCATCAGTCATACCATAGAACAAATCCCCGATAGTCTCTTCAAGCTTAGCTTGAGTCAACTGAGAGTAAGTGTCTTTGTTGATGATCTGCTCAAGCAAACCAGGACCAGAGATTACAGGTTGACCGTTCTCATCGAGCATGGTAGAAGTACCAGTTGCATCGTGAGTCTTCTGGCCATACCAGTAGTACATTTCACATTCTTCTTTGAACTTAAGCATGTGACGGTACTCTTCGTAATCCATCCACAACTTAGTCTTAGAACCTT